CTGCCATATCTCTTCACTCTCCATCTTCGAGTAGCTGTTTAAGTTCATCATCAATTCCTACCATGCTAGAGCCAACAATCATATCTTCAATAACTTCAAGTACTGTACCTGGGTCTGTCTCTGCGGAGAACAGGGTCATGTACGTGTCCTGTGTTATCGTTCGTATCTGTTCAGGTTGCTCTGCGTAGCGGTACATACAACGTAACAACGAACCAATCATAAGGCGATAGCCGTTAGGCAATACCAATGCTGGGTCGAACTCTTCATCATCTTCAAGTAGATGGTCTGTTGCTTCGAACACATTATCAAAGTGCTGTCCACATTCTGGACAAGGATTAATCTTATTCTTCATTTGTTAATCCCATCTTCTCTTTAATAAATGATGCTCCGTATTTGGTATATGCCGAATTAACATCTTCTCCGTCGCCGAATCCAACAATGGTGACTGGCAACTCTCGAGCCAAACTGTTTGCGAACTCCCTGCCTGGCCCATCACCATCTGCGAATACAAAGATTCGTTCGAAGTCAGCAAGCAATCGTGTGTAGTGTTTCTTCCAACTGTTTGCACCTGGTACTCCAACACAAGGTATGCCAACACAACGAGACATAGTAAGTGTATCGAGTTCACCTTCGCATACTCCAATCCAATCACCTGCTCGTTCAATGTCTAACACATTGTACATCTTAGTATCAGCTCCTACCATACCCATGTACTTAGGTTCAACGGCAGGGTTGAGTGAGCGAAAGCGTATGTCTACAATGCCTGACTTAGTTACATAAGGTATACTAAGCCTGCCAGTATATTGTTCGTGTCCTGGTTCAGGCTCCGCGACTACGCCTAATCGTGCCAACCGCGCTACCTCCAGAGTTATACCTCTGCTTCGAAGGTAGACCTCTGCCTGATAGATGCTTTCCTGGTACTTTTTGGACGCTATGCCCAAGAGTTCCTTCTGCGAATTTTGCTGCCCCACGTATGTCACATCCTTCTTGTTGTGCTATGATTTGTAAACTGTTTCCTTGTACACCGCAGGCAAAGCATACGAATAAGTTCTCGTCTAAGTTTGCCGTTCCACTTTGATGTGAGTCACCATGAAACGGACACTTAAGATTGACTTGCCCATGGTCGCGACGCATACTAGCACCATAGTGTTCTAGTACAGCCTTGATGCTGGGTAAATCATTCACCGAATACATCTCCTAATCGTAATACTAAATATGAATCTGCTATTGACTTTCCTCTAGCCTTGATAAGTAACGCTGGGAGGACGGTGTCACGGTCGATACCCCTTGCTTCCGCATAATGCGTTGCTTCAATCTGTGCTTCTTTCGTCCACCCACTAAGGTCAATGGCGTTGCCTGCACCTGGTGCTTTACATTCGATGATGCCAATGCTTCCAAGGAAGTCTTTGCGGACAACAACGTCGCCCTCATCTCTTGCACCTGTTCGAGCAAGTCGTTCACTATCGTATCCATTTGCTCGAAACCAATCTCTGATGTCGGTTTCAAAGGTTGCACCTCTAGCCTTGTGGCTTTTCCGTGTCGTCATCTACTTCGTATTCCTTTGGTAGTTCGAACTTCTCAATGACTGAACGTAATCTATCTTCGTACTCTTTAGTTAATGCAGCTACTGCATCTTGCCAACCTTCGACATATGCTTCTTGCTTCATAATCTTAAGCGTCTTTTCCATTAGCATTATTCTCCTTAAACATTCTCTGGTATATCATCAATGAACATGTACTCAGGATTGAAAGCAACCCATGTCATGAGTCCTCCTCCTGCGTCAGCTCTACCGTATCTATTCTTAACAGGTGCAACACCCATAGAAGTACCAACAACGCCGAGGGTGCATATAAGAGCAGGAAGTTGAGCAACCTTACCCTGAATAGCGGAGCGCGGTTGACACGGGCTACCTTGGACAGCCTCCGAAGTGTGATGTAGTACAACCACTGCAGCATTAGTAGCCCTCGCAAGATACTTCAACTCCTTCATGATTGCACGCATAGATGCAAACTCTTCGCCACCATCGGTGGCTACATCCATTAAGTTATCTACAACAATCAATGTTGGTGGGCAACCCCATAGTTCTTCGAAGGCTTGCACTTCTTCATCAATATCTTGTAGTGTTGGTGCTGATTCAAACGACCATACAATGTGGCTACCCTTTGCAAGTGTTGCCTTTGTCCAACCATGGTCTGTATTCATCAATGCTTCAACGTCAGTCTGTGACTTACCTGAAATCATTGAGGCTAATCGCATAGCCATCGTGTGTGCATTGGTATCTGCTGAGATGTAAAGTGTTGGAACTTTCATCTTCAGTGCTAAAGCCAGTGCTAGTGTTGACTTTCCGACTCCAGGTGCGGCTGCGAACATCGAAACCTCAGAGCGCCTAATGATAATCTTGTTACTTTCGAATGCCTTAAAGCAACTAGGGAGCGGTTCTCCACCAATACTGGAACGACCAACTGAGCGGACAAGTGTACGCATCCTGATTCATTCCCTTCTGTGTAGAAAGAACGCAGCCACTTCTGTGGTGTGCGTCGGTAGCTGCGTTCTCTCATCAACGTTTTAGTTTACTGGCTTGCACTGGTCGGGTGTCCCCTGTGGGGTTGGGCATGCCCAGAAAGCGTAAGGCTTTCCACTGGCTTTGCTCACTCCCTGTCGGAAGATTCTCGCTCCGTGTATGCACGTCGGACTTGCTGTTCCTGATGGAGTTACCGCGCTTGGTGGAGGTGTAAGTGACGGACCCTGCCCCTGGCTGGGAGCGGAGGACGTGAATTGCGTAGTGCTTGGAGTTGAAGGCGTGGTCCCCAAAGGGGCTGCATTGTAAGCACCTACAACCAATCGTTGTACCGCTGCTACTTGTGTTGAGTAGTCACCAACACCTTCAAGCAACACACTTAGTTCGTCAGCAGTGTTAGCGCGGACGTTAATCATGTCACCAGCAGGTGTCTTGTAACTAACTTGTAGTTTCCATTCTTCCATTTGTTATCCTATCTTCGTTGAGAACTGACAGTGTGCTGTCAATCCACATTTATATTGGCAGTTGTTTGTGTTCGGTAAAAATATTCCAGCCTTACGAGCCTTGTCAAATCCTGCTACAAGGTACTCAAGTTTATCCTCTGTGTACTGCTCGAGGCTAACAAGAGGTGACACACCGTGCTGACGTGCCATCCAATAGGTCCCCCACTTAACATCGATACCAAAGGTCTTTAATATACCGACCTTGTAGAATCCAAGTTGCAGTGTATTGGTTGGTGTTTGCTGAGAGGTTTTCAAGTCGACGATAACCAGTTCGCCATTGACTTCAAACACCCTGTCAAGAATCATCTTGACTGGCACGCCAGCAAATTCAGGTAGCATCGCTAACTCAATGGCTGGTACGCCCTGTGGTGTTTTCCACAGCTTCCAGTTAGGGTTAGCCTTACGCCAATCAATGTACGCCTGTACCCATTGAGGTCCAGTCGCTTGCCAAAAGTTAACATCTTCCTTCTGTGGGTTAGCCTTGGTTGCTCGACCACCAACACGTGCATTGGTCAGGTCCTTGTCACCAAGTTCTTGTGCCCAGGCCTTAGCCCATAATTCATTCTGCATTTTCTAAGTCCCACATTTCTGTCGCTGTATGGAAGGCAGAGCCACCTACTGACCAGACTGATGGTTCCTCAGGAACCTGCATGAGTCGACCAAGGTAGTACTGGTAACCGCAATCGACATAGGTACTGAACGCTGAGTAACTCACGTGTTCAGGTAATTCGTAATCTCCAAGTTGTATCATGAGATAACTATAACACACTCGGACATCGGTGCCACTAGGCATATCCGAGTCGCTTACTTACATGGTCAGATTCTATGTGTATAATTAAATATAATATATAATAATATAAACCCCCGAAGGGGGTTATTATATATATAATATATATACTATAGGAGATACTATGTTAGAAGTTTTCTTTGGAGTATTACTAGCCATCGCTGTACGCGATGTCTACTTAGAACTGATTGAAAGATACAGACAGTACCGATTCAAGAAAGATATGAAGGCATTCCAAGACCTAGTTGAGGACTTCGAAGCCGACGATGATGACATCAAGTAACATTTAGAAACGACAAAAGACCCCCCAACCTAGGGTGATTACCTTAGGAAGGGGGGTTTCTTGTTGCTATGGACCTGCTAGGGCCCTTAAATGGTTACTCTGAGCCTTTGCCGTAGGCAGTCTCTTTAGAGTCTAGAGCCTTTAGGATAGGTGCAGCAAGTGATGCGAGGAATGCTGAACCTAATGCCTTAGGGTCTGTGATTCCTGCGATGTACATTGCTAGCACAGATGCGAAAGCTGCACGTAGGTATGTGCCTGCGATAGCAACTAGTTTCTCTGTATTCATAAGTCCTCCTTAGGACGTAGGATTTGACGCATGGACTTTGCAACAAGTGCAAACTTCAGTCTTATACGTTTTCTTGCTTGGCGATGGTGTGAGTACCGCCTTCACCTGATTGATTACCTTAGGCTGATTAAGCCACCAGAACCAAGGTGAAGTATCATTGCCCGCCCCGTCATTGATTGAAATATGTAGGTGCTTGTTGTGCTTGTTGCTACCTGTGTATTCACGGTCGCCTTCAGCTGCACGTTCCTTTGACCAAATCTTTCCCTTGAAAATCAGGTACTTGACTCGCTTGTCTTCCTTTAACTTCTGGAAGATATCGACGCAGTCGATGCCGTGCTTAGGGTCATGGGTTAAATCTACAGCAAGACCTGTGTTATGGTCGCTGGTTGGATTCTGTGCCTGATGTGCTTTCGACGGCAGAAGTCCATCGGATACTTTCAAACGAGAGGGCGCTATCGCTGTGGCTTGTCGAAGGACAGCAGTAGCGGCAGGTGTGGCTTTCTTGACAACAATTTTCATTCATTCTTCCCTCGCTGTAACATCATTTGGTATAGAATTTCTACTTTTTCTTCCAGTCTAATGACGGAATCTTTAACACTTGAACCACCATTGGGCTTAAGTTCGTTGAGGTAGTGCTTGACTAGCCACTTAACGGCTCCAAGGAATCCACCTATAATTGTAAGTACTGCAACGGCTACCGTTGCGTAGTCTTGTGGTTGCATTAGACTGTCCTAATCGTGATATCAATGACACCACCATAGCCTGTGAAGCCACGGTCTGG